TTACCAGTCGGAGCAATAGGCTGGAATATGGCAGGACAACCGATTGACTACAATGGAACGGTAGTAGCAACGACAGGGGAGAAGCTGATGAATACCGCAATCAGCAAGATACTATAATGGCAAATTATTGTTTAGCTTCTGATGTCGCCAGCTTCTTACAAGTTGACAATTTTAGTGGCTCAACAACGCCTACAGATTCAGTAGTCAGTACTTTTATTGATATGGCTGAGGCTCGTGTTAATCAACTTACAAATCACGCATGGCACACTAATTCAGCTATAGAAGTAACAGAAGAAAGAGGAAGGATGCAGAAGGTAAGAACTAACTCACTTAACAGTGTAGGAAGAATACAATTAGCGCATTATCCAGTAATAGCATTTACACAGCACGCAAGTCCTTCTTTGGCGCAGACTAATGGTAATGTTAAGGTTTGGAACTCAAATCAATATACAGACTATTTAGATTCAGATAATTCTAAAACAATGGGAACGACAACTGATGTTGTTAACAAAGATTTTTGGTTAGATACAGAAAGAGGAATAATCTATATAGACAATTACAATTTGTTTGATACTATTACAGATTCTCCAGCAGGAGTAGATGCTTATATTTCTTACAAATATGCAACACATCCAACACCAAATGACATAAAGTTAGCAACTATCTATTTTGCAGCATCAACTGTTGTAGCTAATGATGATTTGAATTTGATGCCTGAAGGCGATGATTCGATGGACAATGCTACCAAGTCTCAAAAGTTTGAGGACATGGCAATGAAGATATTAAAAGACAATAAAAGAATGGACCGAGACATGACAATGGCAAGAGCTATTGGTGGGTTTGGTACGGGAATGGTGACTCGCTAATGGCGGTCACTTATGCTGAATTAAACGACCCTGTGACGACAGTATCGAGTTTGTTAGATGATAATTGGGATGTAGGAGACATAGCAGGGACTTCTACAAAACCAGATATTGGTGATTCTTGGGATTTAAATAAAGTTAATTTAAAAAATAATGATGTGATTCGTTGTTATGAAGTAGCAGCAAGTCACGATTTTTTAGGTGTGGGGAATGGGGTAGATAAAGGCACCGCAACCATTTCGATAGATATGTCAACTCAGGTAGGTAGAGCAAGACTTAGAGATTTGTATTCAGAAGTTGTAAGTATCATTAGGGGCGCAAGAGCAGGAAACGCTGGAACTGCATTACACGCCAATTACGCAGACATAAAAATATTGTCTCGCACAGACCAGAGTGACAAAAATCGTCGCTGGTATCGTTACGTTCTCGATTGTGAAATCACAAGTTACGAGGGGGTGGTATAATGGTAAAAATAACACAAAATATAGAGGCAGCTTACGAACCAGAATCTGCATATGCAACAGCACCAGGTTCTAATTTGTATCATTTTGGTCTACTGGACACATTTGACCCAAGGCAAGTAGAGAGAAGTATAACTCCTGTTCCTTCTTTAGGGCAGTCAACAGACGCACATCATGCAGTTGGTCCGCTTGGAGTTACAGTACCGATTAAGGTGGCTTGTAACGGAAATGGATGGAAGCAATTACTTGGTAAGGCCATAGGCGGAACTGAAATTTTAAGTGATAAACGTGCTAATAATCTTACGACAAGTGTTGAATCACTTGCAGTAATAGCAAAAGAAACGGGTGGTGATTATACCTTAGTTACAGGAGTTGTCCCTAATGAAGTAACTTTAGAAGCCGATTATACTACAGGAGGTTACATTACAGTAGAGGCTAATTGCACTGGTTATTATTCATTAGATGAAGGTGATGCAAACTTTGATGGTTTCTTGGGAGATGATTACTCTGGAGTAACTTGGCCAGCAGCACCAAGTGCAGACCCGTTATTACCAACTGATTTATCTGTAACTGTAGGAGTTGCAGCAGCTACAAACAAACTTACAATTACTACTGCTCCAAGCAATAGTTCAATAGAGATAGGTGAACAGTTTATGAGAGTATTTGATAATCCTACTGGGGGATTGGATTCGTCTATTTCTTCAGATGGTATTATTGACCTTACAGCTGGTGCAGAAAACTCTATGGAAGAAGTTAAAGATTTAATTAACGACGATTCAAACTGGGCTTGTTCAAGAGCAGGTAGTGATGTCGAATCTAAAAACTTGCTTAAAGGAATTTACAAGGGAGAAGCAGGACAAGAGATTTTTGCAGCTACAAGCATGGCGGCCTTTTCAAATTTAAAAACCGTTTCTTTAAAGATAGCAAATAATAACACGTCTATTTCAGGTAAAGCAACTGGAGATGATAGTTCAACTAAGTGGTTATCAAACAACGCAATAAGCCGTGGAAAAGCAGATGTAACATTAGACCTTACAATGACAGCAGAGGATGAAACCTATTATGACTTGTATCATGCAGGGACAACCATCCCATTAATTAGATTAGATTTCGGCTCTCACGGGAGCATTGCATTGACAAATGGAACGATAACTTCGTTTTCCAGACCCCTTACACCAGGTGGTGAAACTATTGATACAATGTCTATAAAATTCCGTGGGGCTGGAAATTACAAAAACTTTAGTGCGTATGCAATAAGTTCAAGCATATCACTAAATCCATCGTAGGTAGGTCATGGTAAGAGTCAGAGGTCAGTTAGACGCCCCTCTGCTTGACATAGGGCAGGTCGAGAAAGAATACTGGGAACGAAAAACCATATTACTACCAAGTTTAAAGAAGTTTAATCAACCGAAAGGATGGAGGCGATGGTTATATAAACCCCAAGCCCCGAAGATAGTAATTACGAGATTAACTTCAGAAGATTGGAATAAGATAGATAGTAAGTTTTTTACATTAAAAGAAGAGCTTGCGAGGGATGGAAAGAAGTTACGTGAAATTACAAAGAAGTTAACAGAAGATGCGGAGATGATAAATGAGGATGAATGGACTTTCTTGGCGAGGGCTAAAATCAAGGCGATGCCGATTTACATTGGAATGTTAGAGTTAATGATAGAGGAGCCTAAGATGGATTATGAGCAGGTTCAAAAGTTGTGGGATTGTTTAGATGAGTATGATAAAGAAACATTAGCCACTTACGTTAACATGTTAACATCTGAACAGATGAGTGTAGCTCAGGATATTAACAGGAAACGTATGGCAGAGATGGACACGGCAAGAGATAAGATGATGTCTCAAGCACAAGGAATGGTGAGACGTTAATGGCAGAGGAGATGGTTCTGCGTATTGTTCTTGAAGGTGTTGATAATGCTTCAGATGATTTTGATAATACTAAAAACAGTGCGGATGAACTGGGGAACACTTTTACAGAAACAGAAAAGAAAGGTGCAGCATTGGTACTTGCAGTCAATGGACTTGCTTCTGGTTTAAATCAAATGTCGGGTGGTCTTAGAAAATCAGCAGATGCTATGGAAAGATTAAATGTTGGTACAGAGGGGCAAAGGGAAAGTTTACGAGGTATGTCTGACTGGATGGAGCTTATAGCTGGACCTATGGAGATTATAGCAGGTATAACAACAACAATCGCTACCGTTATGTATATTGCATCGGCAGCAGGAGTAACTTGGTCTGGCACTTTGGCTGCTCTTGGGGCTGCGGCAACAACCGTTGCGGGTGCTATTACAGTCACCACTTTAGCGATAGTTGCACTTGTAGCTATTGTAGGAGTTGCCATTTATTTAGTTTATGATTACACAGATGGTTTTAGAGAATGGGACCAAGTATTAGATAATATAAATGATAACATACAAGCGATTAAAGACGGGCTTCAAGATGCTGCTGATGCTGCTGGTGATTTTGCAGACGCTGCGGGTAGTATTTCGCTTGGAAGTGTTAGGAGTGGTATAGGTGATTCGATTGCTGGTATTGGGGGAAGATTAGGATTAGGATGATAAGGGAAGGTAGAGTGTTATGAGTAATATTACACGAGAAAGTAATGGGTTTTATACTTACGATTTTGATAGAGATGTAACTTTAGCAGCGATAACACAAGGGACATTTCAGACGATGATGATTTCTGGTAATATTGGTTCTACGGCAGACACAACTAATGTTGCAAGTGTATGGGGTGCAGGAATAATGGGTAGTGAATCCACACGTAAACACACCCGAACAATATTGAGGCTACATATGCCTGACAAACCTTCAGAAAACGGTGATTTTAAAATAACAGAGTTTTGGTTTTATGTAAAGACGGGTGATAATACTGGAGTTAATGGACATGGTATGGGTGGTCTTGAAACAATAAATGTTCATCCCCTTGAAATGGCAGAGCTTGAGATGGATGATGTTGCATGGGAAGAATATGATAGTGGTGTAGCTTGGGCTGCTGCTGGTGCTGAAGATGACCTTAATTCTTCTACTAATTATGGTTTTGGAGCGAATGGTATAATTGGTAGTCATCCTGGTTTGACTGCTCATAACACTGGTTATTGGTTTAATTTATCAGCGTATGTAGACAATTTGGATTGGGGTAAGAAATACATGTTTATATTTAAAACCGCAAGAACAGATAATCCTGGTAGTCCTGACAGACTTGCAACCCAATTAGCTACTGTGAGTGATTCTACATTAACTTGTGAAATTAAATTTACAGACTCGGTTCCCGAACCTCCACAAATAAGTGCCAGAGCAAACATAGGCGGCCAATCTGCATTAATTGATGTTAAAATTGGAAGTGATAAAGACTTAAGTGATTGTACAACTGTGTGGACAAATGATGCTTCGGAACCTGAGTTCCAATCAAGTAGTGGTGATAATGATAATATTATTAGTGATTCAAATCCAGTGACATTAAATACTGCAAACGCAACACATTTTGATGCAGGTATTTTAAGTTCGGAGAACCTACGTTATCGTCTTGCAGTTTATTCACGTGACATGGCTTCTACCTATGTAGATACCACACCAAGGACAAGTGGTATCTCTCGTAGTAATATTATTGATTTAGCCAGACCGAATATAAATAGTGTTGTAATAAATAGTACATTTAATACGATTGGTGTTGAAGGACAACTTACAGTAGCAGCAACAACAGGAGGTGCATGGTCTTCATACGGTGCAGCTTCCTTAAAATACCTTCATATCTTATGGGATGGGCCATCAACAGGAGCCACAACAAATGATGATGGAGTGGCTAAGATAGAGATAACAGATACTGATGCTACATCAATAGTACACAAGCACACATACAGTTCAGCAGGAACTAAGTATGTTTGGGTTGCTTTAGAAGATACTGACGGATTTATGTCAGGTTTTCACAGAATAGATGATGCCGACACTCAATTTACAGTTGGTTCCGCATCTTATAATAATGACCCGACAATAACACATGCTTCAAGTACAGCAATTAAGGCAGGAATGTATGTAAGTGGAAGTGGAATACCAGCTGGTGCGTATGTTGCTTCTGTTACCGATGCCACACATTTTGAATTAAGTGTTTCAACAACTGGGGGTTCAAAGACAGGTCAGACATTGACATTTAATTGGATAGATACATTAGCTACACTACCTGATGTAAGTGAAGCAAATCCAATTTGTAATGTTACAACAAGTAAGAGTAAATTCTTAGCAGCTAAGTATGCAGATTTTAATACAGGTTTGATTGTAAGTGCAGGTCAGAGTAAGGCGATTGGAAGTAACCGTAAGTTACAGAATTATTTATTTACATGTAAGGCAGGAAAGGCTACTACCTTAGTTACAGTAAATGCTTTTGATAATGATAATAGCGTCTTTGATGATAGTTCTAAACGAGTTGCTGTAAGGGCGTTAACAGATTTGGACGTATCATCAGCAAGGTTGAAGGTAACTGGGCTTGCATCTTTTGCTTCTGATGGTGACCCTGTAAAGGATAATGATTCTACTTTTACCAATTATAAGATGATGAGTGAAACCATCGGACCTCCTGATGCAGTTATGACGCAAGGAAGTACTGCTGGAACTGCAAGTGGCGGTGCCGCTTATAATAGTGGTAATTTTACTTATAATTACTTTAAGACAGTAGAAAGTGCTGTATTTACTACAACAGACGCAACAGATACAGAAGGTATTAGATATATTCTTACAGCTTACACAGGTGATTGGTCTGCCCATGATACTGGAGTAACTATTAGTGAAGCAGATGATGGTAGTGAGCTTGGTTTAACAGTAACAGATGCCACTGTGTTTAGGTCAGGAGATGTAGTTCGGATAGATAGTGAATATATGAAAGTTACAACAAGCGACACAGATAACAATCGTATATCTATTACTCGCCAGTATTTAGGAAGTGCAAGTAATAGTAGTGTTGGTTCTGGTGCGGCAATTTATCTTGCTAATCCTATTGTTATAAATTCAGATTTAAGATTTATTTCTGCACCTACTGATGCAGACTTCCATGATAGATATAGGTGGGGTGGATTTGCACGTATCTTAGGTAATGCAGCATCGGGAGATGGTATAGACTTTGAGCCGTATGTTTTCGGTGACAGTGCAACCAATACTATTATCTTAAATCACATTACTGCGGCCAGTTCTTCTTTTGATGACACTTGTTGGTATGAAAATGGTTTCTTTGATGATGATATTATTATGGTAGGAAACACAACAGACAATGGAACCTACGCAAGTCCTAAATTTTACAAGTTAGCTTCATTTACTACAGGTGGTAGTAGTAATTACGAGACTGCTTTTATCCATGGTAGTAGCCATGACCTACCAAGTTGGGTGGAAAATGGCCTTACTAATGAGGATGATGAAGCAGCAGATATTGTAAGAGTTATATCAAATCCTTCAAGAACGGTTGCAGCAATCAATACAGCTAATGAAGAAGATGTAATTACATTTGAAGCAAGAGTAATAGATGATGACACTACTTCTTTTCTGCTTCGCACAGATTTAGAAAGTACAAGTGCAGTATTGACACAACCAGAAGCATTGGACTTAGGCACAGTAGCTACTTACGGAACGCACCTAACTACAAGTGATATAGCTATACTTGGAGCAGACATGGCCCGTGATGGCGGCCTTGCTACAGTGATGCCTCTTGGGGAGCGTAAATATCCTGTGGGGCTTACCAGGACAACTATGGGCCTACCGACAATGACAGTAAATATTAGAGTTCTTTCTCAGACAGGATATAAAAGCCTTTTGTCTTTAATAGAGGGAGACACTTACGATTATGTCTTTATGGATAGTACACAGGTAGATACACCAACGAGTGCTTATGTTACGTTCCGTATGAAGTATGTTAGTGGTAATCTTCGTAAGAGTCCTGAGATTACAAATGAATACCTTGCCACATTAAATTTTGTAATTGTTGGTGAGGCAGTTACAGTTTAATGCCCGTAGTCTTTAAAGGTAGTCTTGGCACTAATTTAGAAATTGATTGTCAGATAAATGGAAAGCCGTTCCCTTATGTAACGGCACTTTCTTACACTCATATAATTAATGGTGGTCGGCGTGTTGCAGTAGAGTTTGGGGGCCGTTATAGTGCTGAGACTACTCCGTTGGGGGCGGAAATAACACTGAAGATAGGTAAGGGAATTGCTGCACACAACCTTGACTTCTATGGTTTTATTTATGAAGTAGACCCAAGAGTTAGTGGTGGTTCTTTTGCAGCTATGGATTCTATTACTCAATTAGCACGCTCGGAATTGGTTGAGTATAAGGAACAAGATATTATTGGAAAGGATTTGTATTACCTTGCGGCTTCTGCTGCTAATTACAAAGAAGTAAATACAGATAACCTTACAGAAGGTTCAGGACTATTCGCAACCAGTGATATGGATTTAACAGGTCTTAAAACACGTAAAGAGTTTATTGATGGGTGTTTTAGTAATATGGTAGAGATAGTAAATGATGACTATCACGATTCTCCTACTGCTGTAGTTTGGCGTTATGCGATAAGACGTAATAATATATTAGACTTCTATAAAGAAGATAGTACTAATACTTCATTGGGTTTTAAGATGGAGGTTTCAGAAGGCAGTAGTGATTTATTAGGTAGGGGCGTTCTTGCGACTATTGATGGTAGTAAAATTGTTAATAGTGCCACTTTTCAGAGTTCTTTAGACTCTACAATACATGCGACAGTTACAGATGAAGATAGTGTAGAAAGAAATGGAGTGGCTGGAAAGTTGTATCAATTTAAATCAACAGAGTATGATAGATTAGAAGAATTAGCATATAAGACAGTTTTGTTACATAAGGAACCCACTATTATGTATAAGATGCAATTATCTAATGCAGAACACTTAACACTTGGTGATTATGTTAAAGTAACTGCACCTTCACTAAAAGATGTAGTCTTACCTGTGGTAGAAGTAAGACATATAATAAGAGAATCAGTAGAATCATATATTACATTAGGTACATCTGAGATAAGTGTTGTGGATTTAATCCGTTCTATAACTTAGACACACACACCTCTATTTCCACTGGAGAATTAAAAGTAATAGACGATAAGTATATAAATATAATAATAAGCCGCCGTACCACTTTCATTTTTTTTAAGATTTTTTTGGGTTAGACTCTTTTAGAAAGTTCCAGTGGAAATGAAGGTGTGTGTGTCTTTCTTTTTTAGTACTTTTTCTTATTATCTAATCTATCTATCATTTCTTGGTTCTCTTTTATACTTATCGTCGTGGCTTGGACTTTTGTATTCTTTTTGGTCATGTTATAGCCACAACGAAAGCATTTCCAACTTTTATTCTTTGTCAGTCCTGCTCTCGTCTTGTAACACTTCGGACACTTCAGAATGTACCACATTATCTACTCCTACAGTTTTATTGCATCCTGGACAGACGACAATTACAAAAGGGTTCATCTCACAGCATTCTGTTTTCTTTTCCTTTATCTCTGCGATTGTAAGGTCTTTAACCATTAGTCCTCCCGCAAGCGGTACATCTAAAGGCAGCAAATCCTTCAACGGTACCTGCCTTTTCAAAGCAAGTACCGTCTTTACATCTCTTACATTTCATTAGTCCTCCAACATTATGACCGAACCTTGGTAGCAGGTATTGATGTCTGACTTACCCCATTGTATTTCACTGTAACAATGCTTACAATATGCTCTATCCTTTGCATAACGGTCTTTAGGGATGGGCATGTTGCATTGTTTACATCTATTTACTTGAGAGACAAGCGACATTACCTACTCACCCCCTTCTCAGCGTCGTGCATTGCTTCTAAGAGCATTATCTTGGCTTTATCACGGATTCTTTTCCATGTTTGCTTCATAACATCTCCACCAATCGCTTCAGTATGGTCAAGAGTTATGTTTAGCTCAATATCAGCCCTTACAGACTCATATTGCACCTTAGTAGGGCGAGTAGCACCGAGTTTTATTTTAATTGTCTCCACTTTCATCTCTATTCCTCTTCATAAACTGTTTATCTACTATAACACCACAGCTATTACAAGTAAGTAACAGACAATCATATCTATCATCGTTACTTTTGATGCTATTTAGTATCAGAGTGCCTCCACACTTCGTACAATTAGCCATTTAGAGTCTCCTCTTCGACACGAAGCCAGTTTTTTACTTTCATAATTTGGTCGATTCGATATTTGTAAGAGTTTACGTCTCTTACCTTCTCTTCATGGTAGTAGAGAGCGTCGTTAACTGCGATTAGATGCTCTTTAAGGGCTTCTGTATGCATTCCCATTAATTCATATAGGAAATGCTTTTCAACAGCCTCAGTTTCCTTCTTCTTTCTTGGCATACTCCATCTCCGCTATCAATTCCACTGTTCTTCTCTTAGACGTTAGGTAGTCGTCCTTGCTGCTCAAATATCTCATAGCGTAGTTTAACACTGACCATGCGTCTTTGAGTTCTTGCTGGCTATCCAGAGAATCTGTTAGTTCTATGATGTCCCTGGCTATTTCTTCTGTTTTCTTTATGTTTTTTTCTTTCATGTTTTTCACTCCATATCTTCTGGTCCCATTGCTGCGACCCCTGCTGCGTATTCATCAATACAATCCTTACAATCACAATCACTTTCATGTATCTCTTGTATATCTATGTCAATCAAGTACACTTTGATACTATCATAACATTCATGGCAGAGGGCATGGATGTTGCGTATTACATAGACCAAACCCTCTTGTTTCATACTTTCACCACAAGTATTACACTCATCAGTGAACCAATCTTTCCATTTTTGTTTCATTTTATTCACCCCTACCTTTTACAAACTTTCCATTTATCTTAAGTCTTTTGTAATGTTTTAATTCTTGTAACCCACCTTTCATTATATCAAGGCCATGAACTCTCTCTAAATGAGTTTTCATTTTTGACCTCGTGCAAGGTTGATTCTTACAGTGTTTACATTTATACCAATTCTTTGATTTCACATTCCCTCTTTTCTTTTTTACATTTATTACATGTGGGTTGTCTATGAGATACCAACGCTTGAATTTTTCTATCATCTTCTTAGCTAATTGATTTTTCTTTCTTGTCATTACACTTCTATTTTTAGCAGTTAACAAATCCCATTTGTTTTTACCTAAGTTTGCTACATAAGGCTGTCTTGTAACAGCCCCATCTATTGAAAATGTAAATGCCCTCTCTTTATACTCTCCATATCCTGGTCTCTTTTCTCCTGCATGTTGACTTGTGCTTGCCATATAACTTACAACTTTATGTGGAACAATATATGCATCTACATCAAAAGGGTTGTTCTTATCGTGAAATACTAAAGCAACTATATAATCAATCTCTTTACTTTTGAATTGCCTTTCAGATAATCTAAATGCTACGTTGTTACCTCTTTTATGAGAAACACTTTTGACCTCTATCTTACAGTCATTACTTACATTCAATAAGTCATAAACATAATGTTCAGGCATACGAATAGAGTTGTTATGTAAACTACTTAATTTACCCTGGACTAAATGTTCTGCACAGGCTCCCATGTGTTGTATGTCTACAACTTGTAACCTATCCTTCATTAGTTACTCCGTGCCTGTTGTTTCGAGCGGCTGGCTGTGTTTGTGTGTTATGATTTTGTATCATATGTAGTTGGCTTATAGTAACCTTAGCATATAAACCTTTGGGTCGCCTTGGTATCGTCGAGAAACTGTTTTTTAGGCCGATGTCTATGGGTTAAACACGGGTGCCTGTGGGCGCATATTGGTGTATTTTGGGTCCAAAAGTGGCCCACGCTATGGGTTAAACATGCGGGTATGTGGGCGCATATTAGATAAATTAGGTGGCATGGTTTTAGATTCAGATTATAATAATTTAGATTAAAATCATATTTTCCAGATTTGGAAATGTGGACCAAATCCCGATTACAGAAATCAATTTCTGATACGTTTCCTTGACCGCTAATAGGGTTTATATGTGCCTTTAGTATGTTGACCCCCCAGAAAAAGTTTGGACTGTTAGCGTTGCTTCCAGGGGGGTGTACGGGTCGAAATACACGATAGAGGGTATATTTTTTTATCCTATGCGAACGATAGAAACCAGATTTAGAGTTTAAGCTAATCAGGTTAAAAAATGAGGTCGGGAGGCCTACGACTCCCGACGATAAAAAAGGAGTTTGTAGGCTTTCAGGGGGGACGAGTCAAGGCGTTTTTAATCGCCCTGACTATAGACGATAGAGTCATTGTTTAGTGTCCCTTACAGAGTCGGTTCTCGTCGATGTTTGGCCACATCCAAGCGGTACCGCTTCGCTTATTGCATTCTTCACAAATGCAAACACAATCCAGAACGTAGTTTAAGCACGATTTACAGCGTTCGTTTTGCCATGAGGGAGACCCTGCACCAGAAGGCCCACAAGTGCAATTCTCATCCCAATATTCACCGCACCACTGACAACCCATTTTAGGCCTCCATTTTTAGCCTCATGATGCCGCCTTTATCGGCTTGGAATTTAGAGTTAAACCAGGCCTCCAAATCGTCCCAAATCCAAGCATTAACAGCCTGTTCAATGTAGCAAAAAATAGCGACTCCTTCGAGGCCTAATTGAAAGCTGTCAGGATTGCTTAAGACCTCGTCAACGGTACAAATTCCCGCATCATTAAAGGCCTCCATCAAGTCCCATTTATGGACGAAAAACAGCGCCTCTAATTGGGCAGTGTAGACAGGGACGGAACCGTCTATTATTTCGTGCTTGGTTCCGTCATAATCTAAGGCCTCGTTTATGTCGTCAGCGTCCATACTGTCGTCTATTTCGCCCTCTTTTACAAGCCACGCAATAGACCGCTTTATCTCCTCAATCGCTGAGCTTACAAGCTCGTTTAAATCGTTCTCAATTTCTACAACATAACTTTTCATTAAAAATCCCTCCAAAACGTTTCTTTAGTGTTCTCATCTATATTACAACAAAAGACGCTTACACCCTCAATATATCCCTCCTGTTTTAGCTTTTGAAGACAACTTCTACATATCATTTATTCAACCTCCTTTTTAGGTTCCATTCTGGACACTAAAACCGTTGGGAATTTCTCATATAATTTATATTTCTCATTATGGCGGTGTCGGTTTAGATTTGTAAGGTTAACAATATCCTGCATTCGGTTAGGGTCTGAAATGGCTTCTATTTGCCCATTTAGAGCCAATTCAGATAACCAAACTCCCCACGTCAAGGCTCCCCTTCCGTACTCGTCTTTTTGAGTGTTAAAAACGTCCCATTCTGCGGCCTCGCTACTATTCCGATAATTTCCCCCATCATCGTGATTGGGGAAAGCCCACCCAGAAAGAAAAGTTTCGTCTCGGTTCCATCTCTCATCTTTTCCGAATCTTTTCTTAAAATCCATTAAGAAAGTAAGGAAATCTTGGTATCTAAAACTTACCAAATCACTTAACCACATAGATTCTATTTTATCGGTTGGAATGTTAACATAATCCCCCTTTAGGTCGTAAGGCATCTTTAGGGCATCTTCCAAGCGGTTTAACTCAGTTATAACAGGCTCAAAAATGTTTAACCATTCCTTAGCGTATGCCATAGCTTCGAAGGAGTTAACGAGGGCTTCCTTTGGAATATATCTATAGTCACCGTGTGGCGATTTGTGGGAGGCTAACCGCCTATAGTGGCCTTTACCTATGGAAAGCTCGATAGATTCGATTAATTCCTTAAAGGAAGTTCTCCTAATTTTAAAGGCATTTCTGAAGTTCAAAAAGTCGTTAATTTGATTAGCAAAAACCTGTCTATTTTGCATATCTTCATTATACTCTTTAAGCTCTTGAGATGTCCTCTTATAGACTTCTATTTCTTCCTTTAAATCGTTTTCAAAAGTCTGTCTTAGAAGGTCTTTCAAGTCGTCAACTTTTAGCTTATGAGACCACTTAGTATAGGGCCATTGATTAGAATCCTTTTGGACGAATCCAAGACCCTCGCAGAACTCCTTTTGAAATAAGATTTCTTCGTCATAACTCATCTCCTTTTTAGGGTATCTGTAATCCATAGCAAACTTACCAAATTTAGACCCCATGTCGTGTTTATTTTTGATGTCATCTAAGCCATAAAAAGGATTAACGGGATTAGGTCGCCCATCGTCCCAAGTGTCCCTATGGAAAACCACGCCATCAACTTCGAGCTTTCCGTCTTCGTTTTGACTTACAGAAGGCACGATTATTTCACCTCCTTAATGAATCCAGAAAAGCACCCTTCGGCGCTCTCTATCTCGACCCAAATTTCGCCCTCCTGGTCTGTGGGCCAGACTCCGATATAACGAAGGTTTCCAATTACCTCGTTTGACACTTCACAGGGTGCCGCCTCTTCTATGTTATCTGTTCTATGTGTTTGTGTGTTCATTGTATCACATCTGAGAACTTTAACCGCTTCCGTGTTTTTGTCCTCACTATATAGTATGTCAAAAATAGGTAAATTATACTATAGGGTACTCTATCGTCGAGAAAAAAGGAACCGCTATTTATAAGAAAATGGCAAAATCAAAAAACCCAAAATAGGCCTAAAACGGTTCTGGTCCCACTTGGGAAGAGGCCCCTATTTAAACCAAGATTTCATTTTGTGCTTAGACTTTATATAAGCCCATTTAGGATATTTTTAGATTTAGGCAAGCCTAATTCACTGATTGACGTATTTTTGCATTTATATAAGCGGTCCTAAACTAAGGATTTTAGCCCTTTTTCCCTTTTATATAAACCCAACTTGAGCATATAAAGAAAAGGCATTTTATCGACGATAGGCCGAGCCTCCACCCTAAAACCGCTATCTCACTTTTTGACCTTTTGAAACAGATTTTTACTTTTAGGCTAACCTAATACTCCCTATCGTCGAGAAATATATTGTCTTATATAAACCTCATCGACGATAAACAATATATCCAAAAGTCCAATAATCGAAAACTTACAAAAGAACCAATAATAACAGTAGAAATAACATAAGATATACTAAGAGATAGTACAACCATTTAGACCCCCAAAGAATCTGTTTAATGATATCTAAATCAAGAATCTAAAAAGTATCTGAATTACTATAAACCTAAATCCAAAATCAAGCACAAAAATAATAATCAAAAGTCACCGAGGGGATGCATCGTCTTAAGTTCTCTTCGGGCCTGAGGTGGGGTGGGGTTTCATGTGATGGGGGAGGGGGTGTATTTCTTAAGGTAGCTAATCTATAAATTTTCTAATGTTTTGAAACACGGGGTTCTCTTGATTCTTAGGGGCTAATTTTTTTTATAGGTAAAAGTTCACCCAAAGGTTTATATGCACCCATGGTTGTCTATTTCTAAGGTGAGTAAATTGCACAACAAACAAACACACAAAAGAAGGATAGCCAAATGCGATTGCTGTAACAAGCGATTGAAGAAAGTAGTAACCTATGAATGTTGGACTGATGACTGTGAAGGGCATGTTCTCTTTGAACATAACGATGCCTACCAGTCTGATTTGTGGTTGGAAGAACAAGAAAACGCATAGGTTAGGTTTATATGTGGAGGGCTTATAGGCACCTCATGGAAGTGCAGTATGACACTATAGTTAGCTACAACACGGAGGGGTGCGGGAACATTTTTCTGTGTTTACACCATTTGCTTTCATACTCATTGAAAATACTGGAGTTATGCTGCACGACCTACAGGAGTATAGATGCCAGGATATGCAAAGGATAGGCCGAAGCCAGAGACGCACTTATTGAGTGTTGGTAGGCATGAGGATAGGATAGAGACGTTAGGGACGATACGCAAGTTAGCGGAGAAGGAGGGTACTACGATGCAGGAGCAGTTATGGGATGCGTTGTGGGCTTATGCGGAGTTGAAGAAGGGAGAGTTGGATGACGACTGAGAAGCGCAAGAAGTTATTACAGGCCATGAGGGGGATGAGTATGGCAGATGCAGTTGTGGAGAAGAAGCCTAAGAAGAAGGGGCAGTATAGTTTAGCTGTGAAGAATGCGGCGATGGAGTTATATTTGCAGGGAACGGACATGCGTCAGATAGCAGAGGAGTTGGCTTTACGTTTTGACGAGGTGAGTAAGATAGACCAGAGTACGGTTAGTGGTTGGGCGAGGAAGCATGGTTGGGATGAGATACGGGGAGAGGTTCAGTATGAGATAGTTCAGGAGACGAAGCACAGGGTGAAGGATTACATTGGCAAGCAGTTGGGCGAGATAGAGGAGGTACGTCAGGAGTATTTGGATAGGATGCGAACTAAGGAGGGGGCGGACATACGGGGTCACGAGTTTGCGAAGTTGACGGAGATGCAGAGTAAGTTACAGGCGTTGAATGCAGATAGGGAGAGTGTGGTTGAGCATATTAGCAAGTGTATAGAGTATGCTTTGGATGAGAGTGAGATGCCTATGCCATTTCGTCAGAAGTTTTTGATGGCTTATGTTAGTAGGTTGGAGGAAGGGTTATGAGTGAGAAGGTTTGGCGCAAGGGTCATGTATGGACGAAGGCGCATTTGGAGAAGGACGTGCGTTTGGTAGATGTTCGGAATTTTGCGAAGCGCAAGAAGGCGGGTTTGGCAGATGACGTGCATGATTTGCATAAGTGGTCGCCTATGTCGGACAGTGAGATGAAGGCATTTTTGACGGGTTATCATGGTGCGTTGGATGATTTACAGAAGTGGTGTATGGAGCAGGTATCGGAATGACAGACGCTCGTGATTTATGGATAGTACAGTTGGATGATTTGATAAAGCATGCTATTAAGATACGTGATGACAATGTGATGAAGTATAAGCGTAATATGAAGAAGGCTTTTGAGATGGGTATTAACATGTTGGTATTATTGATGAAGGCCATGATAGAGGAGATGGTGGAGGACAAGAAGGATGAGTGATATGTTGGCGGCGTTTTTGATAAGCATGAGTTTTATATTTGGATTTTGGACGGGTGTAGATTGGTATCGTCGGAAGATAATAGCGGAGGGGGTAGATGCACAAGAGGCACGCACCGAGTAGGGAGTATGGTTTGACGATGTGTGGTTATGAGTGTACGCCATCTGAGTTTGAGGCTATGTTGAGGCGTGGTAGCAAGTTTGTTAGTTGCAAGCGTTGTATTCAGGCGTTGGACTTGCGGGAATTGGTAGAGGACGAGTTATGAAGGAGTGGTTTGGTGATTTAGATACTACGAAGAGGATGGTGATACGTTATTTACGGGATTATCCGCATACGAGGGACAGTGATGTGGAGTTATTTTTTATGATATTGCGTGATTATTATCGTGAGATACCTAAAGAACAGAGGAGTGACAACGAGGAGCGGTTTTTGAGTGATTTATATTTGCTTTTGAAGTATGCTCCTGACAAGGGAACGGTGAGTCGGATGCGTCGTAGGATTCAGCATGATGACGGTATATTTTTGCCGACACCAGAGGTGTCAGAGTTCAGGGATTCCTGGGAGCAGAAGTTCAAGGAGTGGAGCAAGTGAAGTGGAAGTTTAGTTGTTTTGTGTGTGGTTTTATTTGGGAGGAGGAGCATCGGAACATCCATGAGTCGGATTTTATATTTAGCAAGAAAAAAGAGGGCAGACCTATGGTAGACTGTCCTAAGTGTCAGATGGACGACATACATGCTCCATTGATGGGTGAGTTAGTTGGAAATCGTGCATAAGTATTTGGGGGAGTCTCAGTGGACGATGTGTGGTCGTTATGTTAAGGATATTAAGGGAATGATGTATGTAATGGCGAGTGACAAGGACCATGAGGTAACGTGTAAGGCGTGTCGGAGATATATAGATGAGCGAGATACAGAAGAAGCGGAATGAAGTGAGCAGGTTGCTTAGGATTTCCAATCGCAATCGTAATGCGTTTCGTTGGAGTCCTAATGAGACGGAGGCACATATAGACATGAAGTTTCAGATTTGTAAACAGTTAAGGGCATGGGGTCACGAATTTTACACTGAGGCTATCTTTGATGAGAGTGGATTGCGTGCGGATGTGATAGATGCGGACACTGGGGTAGTTTACGAGGTACATAATACGGAGCCAGCGTCGAGTTTGGTGCAGAAATCGAGGCGTTATCCGTTAGAGGTGCGGTTTATAGATGCAAACAAGGAGTTTGACGTTAAGGAGATGCAATGAACAACAACTTTGAGAAGGATTTGGCGGATGGACACAAGGGAGAGGAGGCAGTACGGCACTTTGTGGAGACAGTTATGCACAAAAAGTGGATAAAATACAATGATGATGCTAATTTTGACATACTTTTTCAGAATGAGTATGAGGAACCAGTGACTTTTGAGGTAAAGACGGACCTTTGGGAGAAGAATATGGACTCAGGGGGTTCGGGAAACATGGTAATTGAGTACAAGTGCCGTGGAAAGAAGAGTGGAATCCGTAAAACGAAGGCTACTTACTTTGCTTACTACATTCCGAACATTCGGGACAGGCAATTATGGGTCATTACGGTTGAAAACTTGAAGAAATTGATAAAGAACAACCGTTTCAAGCGTGTAAATGGGGGTGAAACCTATTATGACAACGATGAAAAGGTAACAAGGTGCTTTTTGATAGATAGATATCGGTATAGGCGGAGTTTTGACGTATATACGTTTGATGGAGCGGGTGGTTGGCTTAAAGAATGAGACCTGAAGTAATAGAAGGCGATGTTAGAGAGGTTTTGAAGACCTTAGATGACGAGAGTGTTCAGTGTGTTGTAACTTCGCCGCCCTATTGGGGGCTTAGGGATTATGGGGTTGATGACCAATTAGGATTAGAGGCTACACCAGAGGAGTATGTGGCGAATATGGTAAGTGTGTTTCAGGAAGTGAAACGGGTTTTGAGAAAAGACGGAACAGTTTGGTTGAATCTTGGTGACAGTTATTCCAGTGGAGGTAGAGAAACAACAACTAATCAGACACTTCGAGGCGGTAAAGATTACGGAGTAACAAGACCGAAACCAAATAAGAGTATCAAACCTAAAGACCTTGTTGGAATACCGTGGCGTGTTGCGTTTGCGTTACAGGAAGATGGTTGGTATTTGCGTTCTGATATAATTTGGAACAAACCAAACCCAATGCCTGAGTCTGTAACAGACAGGCCGACGAAATCCCATGAGTATATTTTCCTGCTTACAAAGTCGAAGAAGTATTATTACGACCATGGGGCGATAAAAGAAAAAGGCGAATATCCTGCTGGAACAAGGGCTGCAAAGGCTTCTGATGCACGTTCCTCCATGGGTTTTGTCAACAGTAGACCTCCAGAATACAAAATATATGATGGTACACGCAACAAGCGTAGTGTTTGGAAGATAACCACTAAACCTTATTCAGAGGCCCACTTTGCTACGTTTCCAACGGAATTACCAGAGACTTGCATTAAGGCAGGAACCAAAAGAGGCGATGTAGTACTTGACATCTTTGCAGGTTCAGGAACTACGTTAAGGGTTGCATCCAAGTTGGGACGAAAAGGGATTGGCATTGAATTGAATCCAGAATACATTAAGATATTAAAGAAGCGTTGTAAGATAGAGAGCGTAAGTTTGGAGGCTTTTGTATGATTAGGAAGCGATTTGAGAGGAGCGAGTATAAGAAATACGACCATTTTGCGAAGCGTGCGGTGATGCAGTATTTACAATTACAGGGTTACAAAGTCAAAGACAAGGAAGATTATCGTAGTGATTTGGTGGTACAGGATAATAAGGGTGAGTTTTCTTTTCACGAAGTGGAAGTTAAGAAAGGTTGGACAGGAGATTGGCCGAGGTCGTGGAAATCTGTACATATTCCGAAGAGAAAGTCTAAATTATGGTGGAATACGTTGCCATCGAAGGTTCATTTTTGGGTATGTAGGGTGGATGGGCATTATGCTTGGTATTTGAATGGTAAGATAGTATCTGAGTCTGAGTTAGTGGAGGTAAAGAATTACAAGATACCTAATGGCGAGTATTTTTTTGATGTAGACATATCGAAGTGCGGGTTGATACATTTATGATACGGATAATCAAGGATGATAAGGTAATTTATGAGACTGATGACATATACAAGGCGGGGGATGAGGTACTATTTCACGATTATGATGTTAAAGAGATAGTTGTAAATATCAACCGTAAGTTGGTTGAAGAGAAGTATGGACGACTTTGAGTTAGACCACAAGACGAAGAGTGCTGCGATTAATTTTGCATACAACATGATGCAGGAGACTCCGCAGACGTTGGGTGAGTTCATTAACGAGATATTGGAAAATTACATGGAACAAGAGCCTGGTGTGTTCGTACCACTGGGTGAAATGCACTCAGAATGGGAGAAAACGTTTGAAAAAGGCACTCATACGGCGATAATATGTGCAAGGGGTCACTTGAAAACCAGTTGGGCTTTGAGTAATTTAGCATATCACATGCTTACTAATCAGAACTTTAGGGCGCTGTATATTTCGGCGACGTTGGAACAGGCGTGGGATAAGTTAGAACAGTTTGAGGAATTGTGTCGCAGGTCTTGGAGGCTTCAGGGGATGGTTAAGAAAAAGAGTAGTGATGATGTTGGAGCTTGGCGTAAGGGCGCAAAATATTTCAACAATGGTAGTAGGGTACATGCGGCGAGTATTGGTAAGGCACTTGAGGGTCCTCACGTTCACATGATAATTTTGGACGATGTTTTGCAGGAGTTTCCGTCTATAACAGACGAGAACGTGATACATTACATAAAAAGGGTTGTCATGCCGATGCGTTTACCAGACGAAAGAATTTTGTTAGTAGGAACTCAGAAGAGAGTTAATGATGCGACGGATTGGGTGACCGAAAGTCCGCAGTGGAATGTGGTTCGACATCCTGCATTGTTGGATGACGAGACACCGAGGTGGCCTGAGTATTGGACGTTAGAAAGGTTAGAGGAAGAGAAGTACACGATGGGAAGTCGGGCATTTGAGTCTGAGTATATGTTGAATCCGTTGGACCCAGAGAGTGCTGTGATACCTTATGAGATATTGAACAGTTGTTTAGACAAGGGGGCAAACATGGGTTTAGCGCCTGAAGGTTGGGAAACTATAATGGGTGTAGACCTTGCGGTTGGTATGGACACACGGAATGATGAGACGAGTTACACAGTGGTTGCGTATAATCGGGACACGGGGATGCGTCATTTACTTTACAACTGGACAGGTAAGATACAGGCTCAGGGTAATGCGTGGTTGGATGCGCAGTTACTTACATTACGACAATTAAGTGAAAGATTTAAACCGTTTAAGATTATAGTAGAGTCTAATGGTTATCAGAGGTTGGTGGTACATGCGGCTCAACAGTTAGAGGGGGTTCCAGTAGAGGGTCACAATACAGGTAGAGAAAAGCACAAGGTAGACACGGGGATTCCTGGGATTGCGGTAAGGATGGAGCAGGGCAAGTATGTAATTCCGTGGGATAAGACTTCAAAGGAGAACTCCAAACCTGGGATGCGGAAGTTAGTAGATGGGTTGGCACGATTGGTTTACGGAAAGAACGGAAGGCTGGAGGGACATACGCCAGACAGTGTGATGTCGCTTTGGATGTGCGAGTTAGCGATACAAGAGATGGAGCGAAAGCGTCTTCATTATGCCCGTTGGGATTTCATGTAATGACACTTTTATGATTTTCTTTTATATACAAAACATCACTTAACTCTCTAATATTGCTGTAAATGGGGGTATATTCAATGCAGTGGGTTACTATAATCCATTAAATTTATATTGTCCCTTTATATATTCCAGTTCCATATGGAGAGGTTTGAGCTTTATGGAATCCGAAAAGAGACCAAGGTCAAGATGCAAACCGTAGCGAAAGAGAGGGGAGTTTCTGTAGGTCGATTGGTGGAGTCTATAATGAATAGATACATTGAAGAGCCACAGATTAAAAAGAGATTATAATGGGATTCTTTGATAGATTCAGAAGCAAGCCTGTCCGCAAGGTATCGGCTTTGGAGCAGATGGTATCTTCGGATGCACAGTCTTTAGAAAAGGAGGCAAGGACTCCTGTTTATTCTGGAGTAAGTACAGATATGGCTTACAGGCATTCTATACTTCCGCCAGTTGACCAACATTATTTAGAACAATTAGCTGACAGGTATTCTCATCTACGAACTGTAATCACTCGGATTGCTTCTCAGTCAGTTGCGAAAGGATGGGAATACCATGCTCTTGGAGATGGAGACCCAGAGCAGAGGAGAGATGTAGAGCGACTGTTGAGAGACCCTTCCAATGGAAGTGCGGACATTAATGGTTCGGAGTTCTTCAAGGCGATGATACGTCAGTTAGAAGTGTTTGATGATTGTTGGGTAAGTATTGTTTACGATAGAGTTGCCAGTGAGGATGGTAGTGTAAGTGGTAAAGTAGTCAAGGAGCTTTGGGTAGAGGATGCAAAGCACATGAGATTTAATGTTGATGCTTTTGGTAGATTTGTAGAAGAGGAGAAGTTCGACCCAGTAAGTAGAGAGTTCATGTCTGGTGATGTAAATCCTGAGACGGGTGTGAAGTTAGAGCCGATGGCTTACTTCTATGAGAGTGAAGATGGTAAGATACCGTTTGCACGTGATGAGGTTATCCATTTTAATAAATACAGTGCGAGTGCAAGGTTGTATGGGCAGTCGCCGATTATAGGTCTTTCCAAGAAAATTGAAACGGCGCTCGCTATTGAAAATTTCCAAAACAAGATTTATAGATTGGAAAGGCCACCCAAGGGTTTCTTGGATGTCCCAGGCCATGATGAGGAAAGTTTGAATAGATTGGGAGAGTATATTGCGGAGGAGACACGTCGAAATCCTAACTTTGTACCTATTCTAAGTAGCCGAGACGGAGGAAACACGGCGAAATTCGTTCCTGTTATGCCTAATATGGATGAATTAATGATGCTTCCTTACATGGATAGGATAAATAACGACATCAATGCTTCGTATGGAGTGATGCCATTAGTGGTAGGACAGATGGCAGGGGTTGGTGGATTAAATTCAGAGGGTGAGCAGATAACTATCTTTGACAGGACTATTAGAGAAACACAACAGTGTTTGGAGATGGGTTTCTTGAAACCATTACTCAAGCTTATGGAAGTAGACACATGGAAGATTAGATTTAACGATATTAACGAGAAAGACGAGACAAAATATTTGAACAACATGAATTTGAAGGCTCAGATATTGACCCAAATGCAGAATGTAGGAGTGGAGATGGATTTGGATGATGAAGGAAACTTAGTACTCCCTCAACAGCCAGAGGTGGTGCGTCAGGATTTTCGAAGTCCTTTGCAGGAGTCGCTGGAGGCCGAGGAGCAAAGCGAACCGCAGGGTACATGGAAGCGGCGGCCACTGAGTTACGAAGAGTTATTGCCAGAGAGTTCCGAGAATTAAAATCGGCACGTTCAGTTAACGACTTACAGGATTCAGTAGAAGACATGTCCATTATGATAGCCAGTAGAATGAAACAGGCGTTAGAGGATGACATAGATGATGCGTACAGGCATGGAGTTAGGTCTGCGTTTACAGAACCAGGGCTTACAAAGGCAGAACCAACCTTCGATGCAGATGATGCCGACTTTCTAAGAACTATGAAAGCAGGTGGAATACTTGCTAAGAACTATCAGACGTTTGCATCAGAATTGACTGATGGTTTAAGGGCCGCTATTGTTGCTGGAGTTGCTTCGGGTAGTGGGGTGCCAGTGATAGTAGATAGCATGCGTCAAGTGGCTAATGCATCGACTTTTAAGCTGGTTAGGATAGCGAGGACTGAAATCAATGCAATTTACAATGAGGGTAGACTTCGAGGTTATGCAAAAGGCGAGGCGCTTTCAGGTAGACAGTACAAGTACAGATTGATAGTAGGAAACGACATGAGGACTTGCGATGCACACAAGGAGTTGGCACGCAGCATTCCTTCGGATGGGTTGTATATGAATGATTTAGTAGAGTTACAGAAGAAGATAGCAGCAAGGTATAATCTAAGATTACTTGGAACATCGTTGTTGCATCCGAATCAGAGAACGGTATTAGCGAGGGTAGTATGAAACAGTGTAAGAAATGTTCAGCAGGAGCGATGAGGGTTCACATTTTGAGTAGTGGGCTTTGTCAGGAATGTCAGTCAGATTATGATTGGAAGAATGGTGATAGGGAACACCGCAGACAGATGGCAGTTAAGTCACGGGTAGATTATTACAGAAAGGCAGAGAAGTTTATAGAAAAGAAGTGGAAGAAGAAGTACGGTGATGATGATATAGACACAGTGTTGGGTTACAAGTGATAAAGGTACGAATAGAAAACAATGCCGAAGTCCGCAAGTTCTTTGAGGAGTTGGGGGTTGATTTTGATAAAGCAGTAAACATTGCTATGAATGATACCTCAGATAAGATGGCTACGGATGCGAATCAGAATCTATCAAATAGCATTGGAGTTAATTCAGATTTGTTTGGTAGTGTGGTTTCAGATAACAATAAACCATTTAAAAAATACATTGGGACTAAGATAGAGTATGCGCCTTACGTTGAGTTTGGTACGGGTCCACAGCGCATTAACAAGAAAGGAAAGGAAGTGGGCGGCAAACAATACTGGCCGCCTCCATTAGCAAGTAAACGTGCAACTCAATATTCAAAGAACGCAGGTGAGATGGAGAAGTGGAGAAAGATGAAGGGCGGAAAGTTCAAGACACATGATGATTTACGTTATGCGATATGGAAACATGGAACACGGCCTCAAAGTTTCATGCGAAGTTCTTTACAGAAGAACAAGCGCAAGTTCCCTGAATATCTTGGAAGGGCGTTAGCCGAGATGCTTGGCGTATCTTTCCAAAAGCGTTAGCGTTTTATTCTTTCTACTTCAAACAGCTCTTGCATCTTTGCACGTTTCTTCCATGGTATTTTTGTAATAGGAGTTCCTTTTTCTGGTGTAGTAGTGTCCCATACTTTGTTTCCTTTTACTACCATGTAATGATTACCTGCAACAACAAGATACCATGTCTTACCACGTTTACCGTGTGTTGCTCTAACCCATTGCCTAAAGGTTTGATTGTCTCCGTAATTGTCTGAGTCTTTCATAACGTAACCATATCTGTGTAAAGCTCCACGCATCTGTCCATTGTGCATTCCTTTGATTGTATGTACTTTCTTATGAGGGATGTATCTTCGTCCACCATTCCAAGTAAAGACGTATCTTCCTTTGCCATGTCGATTCTTTCTCTTTAGTAAGTCTTGTTCGATGATGTCGTATCTCTTTCCAGTAAGTACTGTCAATGCAGTAGGTCCGCACCAAGACTGTCCATTAGGATTCTTGTGTCTCTGACCTTTCTTATTTCTAATCATTTCAACCACTCCTTGAACTTTATCCAAGTATTCTTTCCTTTTAGAACTCTAAATATCTTAGTAGTTCTCCTGCATGGCCCAGTCCATCGGTGTACTCTTAAACCATCCTTATCCCATTTGGGACTTCCATCTCGATTATATGCTGGTACACTGGTTGCTATCCTTGCATATCTTAGCTGGCCTTTGTTTGGCCCCCTTGCGTATAGTACTACTTCTTTCACTTTACCGAACTGCCAACGGTAGTTTGGCTTGTGGTATTGAACGAATTTTCCTACCAATTCTGTGTGTGTATGACTCTTTGTCATAGGTACCTATTATCAAGGGTTGATATAAACCTATGGGTGGGTAATTATACGGAGTTTTGGTTTTCTTTATATATGACTTCTTATAATTTGGGTCGTGGCAGACGAAAGTAACACTGGTTGGAAAGTCTACCGACCAGAGTGGTATAATGACAGAGTAATGGAGACATATATCTCCGCCCCCGTTGTCGATAAACAGGGCGATATGGTTCCCACAGATACTATCAAAGAGGCCATGGATTTTTACATGCGCTACGGCGTATATTCATACAGACATGAGGAGATGCCAATCGGACTTCCGTTGGCTTACAAAATCAAAGAAGGTAAAGTTAAGATTAGGATAGGTATTCACAATAAGATAGCCATGCACGATAAGGTATGGAAAGAGATTAAAGACTATGGACCTTCGGGTGCAAGTAGTATTCGAGGCGAGGCCACAGACCAGGAGAAGGTATGTTATTCTGAGAACGACTGCCACAATCGTATCAACGAGCTTTCTCTCTGGTCTGTCTCTTGGGTTGGTGATAATCCAGCCAACCCAGAGGCAAAGGTCACAGATGTTGCTATGGCAAAGTCCAAGAGTGTTCAGGTAACTTTGGATGAGATAGAGGGGATGGTAGAAAAGATAATAGAGCGAAAAGGAGACCAGTATTGTTTATACGCTAAGAAGAACCGAAAGCTCTTGGGCTGCCATGATACTAAGGAAGGAGCTATACGTCAGGAAAGGGCCATACAAGCAAGGAGATTCGGTAAATCAGATGCGTTGGATGCCATACTTACGAAGATAGAAAAATACAAGATTCCAAAGGGAGTCAAAGAGGAAGCAAAGTACGGCAGGGAGCTTAGAAAGGAGTTTGGATATGGTGGCGGTAAAGTTACAAAAGCGATAAACCGTCATTTAATAGATAAGGATTATGTAAGTTACAAGATGGCAATGTCTATTCACAAGTATTACAGGAGGCATGAGAAGGTAGACCCACAGGGTAAGAATTTCAATAATAAGAAAAGACCGAGTAAGGGTTTCATAATGTGGAAGATGATGGGTGGCGATGCAGGTCACAGTTGGAGTAAGAGTTTGGAAGGTAAGGTAAAGTCGTTAGATAAGGCAGAATGTCCATGTACTATAAAGACAGAACGCTTACAGAAGTCAAACGAATATTTAGATAACATAATGCGCATGATAAAGTTTGGGACATTTATTCAGAAGAAACCAGAGGACGACAAAAAAAAACCTGAAAGAGAGAGAGGCAGCAGGATGCCTGGGACGTGGTTTGATAATTGTAGAATAAATACACGTAAGTTAACAAGTTTGGTAACTGATTGGACGGGTCGTAGAAAGCCGATTAGAGATGAGAGGGCTTTTTGTTCGGAGTTATGGTCAAACCCAGGAAAGTTTAGGCAGAGGTATCATAAACCAGATGGTTCGACAGGGACGACCAGTGGCATGAAATTTAGGGCGGCGATGGGTCGTGCAGACTTTAAACCTCCCAAACCAAAGCCTAAAGGTTAATATACGGAGTCTAAGTTTTCTTTATATACTAAACTCATTGGGTAGGTTTTCATATGAGCGAATGTACTTGTGGAGCCAAGCACACTGCTGACGAAGAAATCGTAGAGGCAGAGAAAAGCGAAGCTCTCGACGAACCGATAGCAGAACTTGATAAGCACGAAGAGCTTTACAAGGATATGGAAGCTACACTCGGAAAACTCCAAGAGGTCATGTCTTACTTAGAAGAGATGGCTGGCGAAGAAAAGGCCGAAGACGACGAGGAAGAAGAGGAAGCTGACGAAGAAGAAGAGGAAATGGAAGAGAAGGCTGAAGAAGACCTCGAAGAAGAAGAAGAGGAAGAGGAAGCAGAGGACGAAGAGAAATCTGTTGCCGAGAAAGCTGACGACATCCACAAATCACTTACAACACTAAAGAAATATGGAATAAACATATATTCTGGTAGAAAGGCAACGCCTTCACCAAAAACTGACAGTCCTAAAGTAACTAAAATAGATTTCAACAATGTGGAGAAATCCTTTGAAGAACTTGAAGCACTTTACGACGGAGGAATGTAAACATGGGAATGACAATGGAAGAATATGTAAACGCCTATTACGGCGGAGAACTCGGTATCTCTAAGAGATACGGAATTAGCAAAGCCGACGACTTGACTTATACAAGTGACCCATCAGCAGCGTTCAATACAACGTTTGGTGCTAAAGTGTATAATCAATTAAATACCAAATCTGAGGTATTCAAGCTCTTGAAGAAAGAGCCATGGACACAATCTGGATGGAGAGTCTTGACTGGACGACACGCACAAACTGCTGGTGTTGCAGAAAATGACTCTGAAGCTGGTGGAGCATTACCAGACACAGACAAGCCCGACCTTGTAAATGTCACAGCAACTTTGAAACAAGTAGTAAGTACTTGGGAAATTTCAACCAAAGCAGCGATGCTTTCTGAAGCTGATGACGGTCTTGGAAACTTGGCTGCATTTATGAGAAAAGAAAACTCAGAAGCACACATGTACTCTATTGATGACATGTTGCTAACAACTGTGGACACTCCAGCATCTAATAACTTTGAGTCTTTAGACAGACTTGGAACTGACGCAGCAGCAAGACCTTACATTGCAAACTTAGCAACTGACTTAGATATGTTTGACATTACAAGAGATGGAACTGCTGCAAACGCATGGGCAGAAGGAAACTGTGTCTTGGCAACAGCAGGAAGTGCAGGTCACGCAGCTTTGACTTTATCAGACTTGGATGACCTAATTCAAGAGGCATTGGAGAATGGTGTAAACTACAGTAGTTTGATTTTCTTAACTGGATATGATACTTATCAGAATCTAAAGGCACTCATGCAGAATGACGGAGCTGCCTCAGCTTGGAGTTACAGTTTAGCACAAGGTGGAGCAGGTAGCATGAACGGAGTAGCTGGAGAAGGCGGACTTGCTTTCGATTCACGTGTAGGTTCATACGATGGAATACCAATATTCCTATCACAGCACGTAGAGAAGGACACCACATCCAGAATGCACTTGTTAGATATGGAAAACATAGCATTCAGAGTCGCAGCTCCAACAACTTATGTAGACAGCACAAACGTAGCAGTCACACAAAAGATGTCACACGAGTTTGCACTAATAACTGCTGGTGAATTAATCTGTTACAAATTTAAGACACAAGGAAGCATTAGAAACCTGAACGCTTGATGTTGGTAGGAGGACTTAAAAAATGGTCAAAATTACTAACATTACAGGGAGGCCTCTTAGCAGGAGGCTTCCTAATGGGGCTATACTTAACTGGTCGCCTGGAGAAAGTAAAGATGTCGAAAGCAAGAGGTTACTTGAACAAGTATCTCGACAAGAATGCTTTGTTGTCGGCGAAGAAGTCGGCAAAAAAGACGTTGGTGGGGGGCTTAAGACTGGGGTCAGAAGGCCTAAAGCTAACCGCAAACCTTCTCGAACCAAGCCCAAAAAAGATAAAGTAAAATCTAAAGCAAAGTCTAAAAAGCCCAAGGGTCTTAGAAAGCCCAAGAAGAGGGCTGACTAATGGCAAATACTTTAACACAGAAGAAGATAAGCACAGGACTAAGAACATTACTTGTAGAAAACGGTAGTGACGACAACATCACAACAGCACAAAGTACCATAATTGATGCAGTTGATGCAGAAGGTTATGATAGAGCAACTATCCAGATTAGAAATACTGAAGGAGCAACAATAACTGCTCAAGTCTGGGGAACATTGTTTGATGGGGCGGAGGCTTTACCAGCAGCTAACTCTAAGTGGGTTCAGATTGGTGACGACATTGAGGTCGCAAATAATACTGGTGCAATAAAAGCCATATCGACTACTGGTTTGAGAATGATTGCAGTTACAATCGCAAGAGCATCAAGCAACAGTGATTTTGATGCAGGTAATTGTAAAGTGTTCTTACAGGGGACCATTTAGTGAATGGCTTCTCCTATATACTCTGAAATTGTCTTAGTAAGTGAGGTTGTCCCATGGCTGTAAACACATGGGATGGTGCGTCAGATACAAATTGGAACGATGCAGCTAATTGGAATACTACTGGTGTAACAGATAGAGTTCCTACAAGTGCAGATAATGTTGTAATTCCAAACGTAACAAACAAACCTGTAATACCTGATAGCTTAAATCCTACTGTATTATCTATTGAGGTTCAGGCCAGTTCACAATTAACTTGTGGAGCTAATACAATAACGTGTACGAATGAGAGGACTGATTATGCCTTTGCCGTATCAGGAACACTTGTTCCGAATACTTCAACAGTAGTGATATCAAGTATTGGTTCTGATACATATATCAAAGTTGATAATGGAACGTTACACAATTTAACAATCAATTCTTCAGGTGACGAGGTTAAAGCAGCAAGTAATCTAACTCTTGGGGGAAACCTTACAATAACGGCAGGAGAATTAGATATTTTAACAAGAGACCTTACAGTAACAGGAGATGTAAGTGTAACAGGAACACTTACAGGTAATGCTTCAGCAATTAGTATGGGAAGTCTTACAATAAACAGTGGAGGAACATACAGTGCAACAAGCGGAACTACAACTATTACTAATAATACAGCATCAGGGCAATTCGCAATATCAAACAGTGGAACCTTTACACACAATAATGGAACTGTAACTTACGTAGGCCCAACAAACGAGCATAGTACAATTGTTGGTCTCACATCGAGCCACCCACTTAAAAATCTGATAATAAATAATACAGGTAGTGGTATGTATCTATCACTTTCGGGTGCGATAGAAATAGAAGGTAACTTGACATTAACCGATGGGGAATTTCATTGTCAAGGACAAGGGCCAGTTGATGTTGTAGGAGATGTAAGTATAGCAAATGGAGCTACCTTTCATGGAACAGATAGCACAATAAGTTTTGGAAGTCTTACAATAGCAAGTGGAGGAACTTATAGTGCAACAAGCGGAACTACTACTATTACCAGTAGAACTTCAGGCACTTATGCTTTAGATATTAATGGTACTTTTACACATAACAGTGGTACAGTGGTATTATCAGATAGTTCCAGTAATACAAGTATGAAGATAGATTCGAGTCTTAACAATCTTACACTTTCAGGCGGTTCTAAAAAGATTAGAAGTAACACAACAATAGCTGGAGATTTAACAATGACAAGTGGGGATTTATATTCCCATAGTGGTGCTGAGACACTTACAGTAACAGGCGATGTAGATATAACAAGTGGCGGTTCCATAGGAGTAACGATTGGCTTTACGGGCAATATGACTTTTGGGAGTCTTACAATAGCAAGTGGAGGAACGTACAGTGCAACAAGCGGAACTACTACTATTACTGGCACTGGAGATTATACACTTGATGTAGTTAGTGGTGCAACATTTACACATAACAAAGGTAAGTTTAAGTTTACAGGAAATGGTAACTCTACTATATACCTTAGACAAGCAACTCACTTTTATGATTTGGAACCTGCTACTGGAGCACCAGACGCAGATGATTATTGGAATATCCGAATGAACTCTGATGCTCATTTCTTTGTTGATAATGATTTGACAATTACAGGAGGCAAACTGAAATTCTATTCGCCAAGTAGGGCTGGAACTGTTTATGGCAATATGCACGTAGCTTCAACGGGAAAATTTAATGCTGGTGGAGAAGGCGACTTATCTGCTGATTTTACAGTTAAGGGAATTGTTACAAATCTTGGAGCAGGTTTCTTTCTTGGTACTGGAGCACATAACTTTGGAGGAATACGCAATCTTGGCACTTTTACAGGAGGAGGCAACACAATCACACTTACAGGAACAGGAGGAATCCTTGAAGGAAATCTTGATGATGCAAACGTTAATGTAAATCTTGACCCTGTTTATGGACATTGGGATGGTGGTGGTGATGCTAACGATAGTGTTTATTTC